TGCCCGGCATGCCGCGGGTCAAGCCTTGGAGGGAAGACCGGACGGCGCCGTACCGGGACGCCATCCCGTCCACGAGGCCCTGGATGATCAGCTGGCCGGCGCCGCGCAGGAGGGTCCGGTCCACCGCCTCCGGGCCCTTCCACGACGTCAGCTTGTTGGTCAACCACTTGAAGCCATCTTTGATCGCGCCGAAGCCTGATTTGATGCCGTCCCACAAGCCGCCGATGATTTTCTTGCCGACATTCAACAAGATCTTCCCCGCGTTCCCGAACGCTTTCACTATTTTGCCGGGAATTTCGGCGACCCAGCCTACGACCTTGGTGATCCCGTTCCAAACGGAGGATGCTATCTGGCCTATCACGCCCCACACTTTGGAGAGTAGCTTGCCGAACCACCCGATAACCATGCCTATCGACCCGATGATGGTTTGGAATGTTATTTTGATTTGGTGCGCGGCGGCGCCGATGACGGACTTGATGCCGCCCCAGATGGATTTGATGACGCCGAGTAGACCCTGGAACGCGGAGCCGAGCCAGCCGGCGGCGGTGCGGATGCCGGAGAAGACAGCGCCGATGACGGCGCCGGCGCCGGAGATGACGGACTTGATCCCCGCCCACACCCAGCCGGCGACGGTCGCGATCCCGGTGAAGACGGCGCCGATGACGGCGCCCCCGCCCTTCAGGAGGGCTATGAAACCCTCCCAGGCTGCTTTGACGATGGCGACGGCGCCCGTGAAGACGAGCTTGACGCCCTCCCATGCCAGGCCTACGACGGTGGCGAGCCCGGACATGACGGCGGAGACGGCGGTGACGCCGAGCTGGAAGACCATTTTGATGGCCTCCCACGCGATTTTCAGGGCGACGGCCGCGGCTTTGACGACGCCTACGAGTAGCCGCCAGGCGCCGACGAAGACACCGCCGATGACCCTCCCGAGTCCTGCTAGGAGTCCGGGGAGTTTGCCGATGAGCGGGACGATATGGTCGGCGATGAAACCCGTCACCTTGGTGACGATGGGCAGCAACATGTTGCCGAGCTTAGCTTTTGCGTCCTCCCATTTCGCCGAGAGTACTTGTTGTTTGTGGGCGAGGGTGTCTGTTTCCCGGGCGAATTTGCCGGTGGAGTCCGCGGATTGCTTTTGGATGAGCGACAAGGTGGCTGCCTGTGTGGCCTGTGTGGTTAGCTGTCCGTTGACTTTTTTGTAGCCGAGTGCGGCGGCTTCGGCGTCGATTGCGTTCTGGGTGAGGGAGATGCCGTATTTCTCGATCGGGTCCCGTTCGCCTTTGAGGGCTGCGGAGAGCGCGTCGACGGCGTCTTTCGTGTTGCCGCCGAACTGCGCGGACAAGTCCGCGCCTATTTTGATGACTTTGTTGGCCTGGTCCGCGAGCTGGTTGGCTGCGGTGCCGCCGTTTTTCAGCTGGGTGCCAATGAGCGTCGCCATTTCATTGTACTGGTTTCGGGAGAGCCCGACGGCGTCGGCTGCTTTCTGTGCGTAGGCGTGTACTTGTTTGGCGGACGACTTGAAAACGTCGTCCACGGCGCCCATTGACTGTTGTAGGTTGCTGGCGGCGCCGACTGCTTGCTTGCCGATGGCGAAAGCCGCTGTGGCGCCGAATCCTATGGCGCCGGCCGCGAGACCTTTCATGCCGATGCCGAGCGCGGACATGGACTGCTTGAGCTTGCCGACGCCGCCCTCGGCCTGCCCGATCTTCCCCATCTCCGACCGGAACCGTTTCGTGTCGGCTGTCACACTTATTTTGATTGATTGCTTGCCGGCCATCCTGTAGACTCCCTTCTGTCAGATGGTTCGTTCCTTTCCTGACATTGGGGGGATGCCCCCCGGGCCTGAGTTGTTCTCCGCTTCTCTCTCCCTCAGGCCCGGGGGGCCTTTTCATGTTCTCTGGCGGCGGTTCCACTCGCGGATGAGCGCCGCGGTCTCCATCCGCGTCAGGCCCCAGTATTCACGGGGAGACGTGATGATTCCCGAGGCGACCATTGCCGCCATCTGCTTGACGAAAGGGGACCGTCGCCTCGATCGCGGCGGCCTGGCTGGGTGCGTGGGGGCGGATGCGGGCGAGGATCCCGGTGAGGGCGGCGTCGCGGGGCGGCTCCGTGTGGGAGGCGGCTTCGATGACGTCCAGGGCGTCGGCCATGGTGAGTCCGTCGGCGACGGACGGGGTGATGGCTGGGTCTCCGGGCCGGGCGAGGCGCTGCAGGGCGATGGTGGCGAGGGCGCGCATCATGAGGCCGGGATCTGGGTCGGCGTCCAGGCCGGCGCCGGTGATGGTCGTGTACATGACCTGCTCCCCGATGGTGAGGGATTCCGCGAAGGCCGAGAAGGCCTCCGACTGGTCAGTGTTGGTGGGTTCCATTAGATGGCTCCTCCTCCGATGTTGTTGTCCAGGCCGAGCTTGTCGCATATCTCGGCGAGGCCTTTGAGTAGGTGCTTGACGATGTCTTGGTTGCGGGCTTCGAGGGCCTGCACCAGGAAAGGATGTGGTTTTATGTGGTGTTTCGGCCAGCCGTAGTGTTGGACGCCGGCGTAGGGGATGGATTTGCGGCCGGCGTAGACCACGCTCTTGGTTTTGCCGCGGCCGGCGCGGATAGATCCTGCGAGCCTCCCGGTTTTGTGGGGTGCGAGGGGTTTGGCGGTGCGGACCACGAGATCGCCGAGCGAGTGCATGAGTTCCTTCATGTCGCTCGTCTCGGCGCCGGCCCGGGCGAGGGCCCGCATCGCCCTGTCTGCCCCCTGGATGCGCATGGTGACTCCGTCGCCCACGGAGTAGACGCCGTCATGCATCACAAGGCCCCCTGATTACGCCTGGGTTTTCTTCTCGCGGTTACGGATCGTGAACTCAATTTCGGTCGTGCTGTCATCGTCGCCGGCTTTGATGCCGATCGCCGGGCGGAGCTTCGGAAAAGCGAGCGTCCCGACCCAGTGGGGTTCGTCCACGGTGGGCGTGTCGTTTGCGTGGGGCGCGAGCGTGAAAGGCACGTTGTCTTTGCCGGGGTTGTCGAAAACCTTCATCAGGAGGGCTTCGGCGCTCGTGGACTGGACAATCGTCACTTCCAGGGTTGCCTTGCCGACGGAGCCTTTCATGACGTCGCCGAACGTCTTCGTACCCGCATCCTTGGTCTCTTCTTTCGGGAACTTCCACTCGCTGATTTCTGCGGCGTAGTCTACATTGTCGATTTTGAGGACCAGCTTGGATCCCCGGAGGCGCTGTATAGCCATATTATTTGGCCTTTCGTGTGATGATGGTTTTGATGGTGATGCGGACGGCGGGCAGCGGGGAGGCGAGGGCGTCGCCGGAGATGGCGACGTACTCGCTGATGCTGATGCCGCCGACGTCCAGGGACAGCATGACCTGGGCGACCCGGTCCAGCCAGGCTGTGGCGTCGGCGACGGCCATGCCGGGCCGGGCGGTGACGGTGACTCGCCACGTGGCCCGGGCTTGGGCGTAGGGCAGGCCCTGGTTGTCGCCGGCTTCGACGCCCATGAGCTCGATCCAGGCGGTGGCCGGCGGCGGTGTCTGGGGCAGGTAGGAGCGGACGTCGGTCAGCTCGGTCCCGAAAGCGTGTCCGAGGACGCCTACCAAGCCTTCCTGGATTTCGGCGCGGCAGTCGGCGATGGTGGGTATCTCGGTCATGCGAGTCCTGGCCTTACGTAGGGAGCGAGCATGGGGTAGACGGCGCGGAGCGGATCCCTGGCGAGCCGTACCGGGCTGCCGGCGTCCGCGAACGCCGAGAAGACGCCACCCGGAGACAGCATCCTCGTGTTGAGTTCGCGGGCGACTTCGAGGACGGCCCGGTGGGCTATCTTGTCGGGTAGCTCGGAGGCGCCGACGTAGGACTGGACCATCTGGACGGCGGTGTCGATCATCTCCGAGATATCGGTGGGTTCCAGGGTGGAGGCCCCACCCGCGAGGTGCAGCTCGCGGGTGAGGACCAGCCGGAGTTTCTCAAGATCGACGGTGAACGCCACGCGTCAGCCCTGCTTGAACGTCCAGGGCAGGAGGGCGCCGGGGAACGGGCAGTAGTGGACGCACTCGCTGTAGACCGCGGTGTCGCGGCGCAGGTCCAGCACCTGGTCCTGCTGCAGCCGGAGCGGAGCCTCCCCGTCGTCGCGGACGACGACCGCACGCTTGTCGTAGAAGCATGCCAAGGTCTCGCCGGGGATCGGCGTGACGGGCACACCGTACAGGTTCAGGGAGATGGGCTTGGTCGGGTCGATTTTGCCTTCGTTGGCGACGGCCGTGTCGGAGCCGACCCAGCGGAGCAGGCGTTTTTCCTCGCCGAGCGCCGCGACCACCTTGATCAGGTCCCACGTGAGGAAAAGTCCGTCGATCGAATACTGGTCGGAATCGTCGTATGCTTTCTGTGCGTCGATGATGACGTTGCGCAGCGAGGTCGCCGTGATTTCGCTGGCCTTGGTGGTGCCGCCGACGGAGTGCTTGGCCGCCGCGGCGACGATCTGCTCACGGACGAACTGGACGTTCCACGCCTCGAAAGCTTTGGCGTGTTTGATGGCGAGTCGCTGCCCGATATCGTCCAGGAACGCCGGATCGGCCCGGTTGATGGTGGCTCGGGTGAGGGCCGTGCCGCCCGCGAACGACGTGACTTTCGCGGTCTTGAGCTCGTCGGTGAGGCTACCGGTCGGCACCTGGGTGCCTTCCGTGTACTCGGCGACCGTCAGGCTATCTTCTTTGTAGACGGAGTACTGGACGGTCTGGCCCTGCATCGGGACGTCGTGCGTGTAGGCCAGGGCGTTTGTGACGCGCTTTTTGGCTTCCATTTTGGCTTGGAGGCGTCCGAGCCAGGCGGGCGGCTGCGCGGACTGGCCGACCTTGGTGACGGTGACGTCGCGGAAGGCCATGCCGTCGGGGGCGTTCTTGATGTAGTCCCCGTAGGACCGGTACTTGGCGAGGGGATGCGGCTCGGTGACCTGAGCGGTCTCCACTCGGTCGATCCGGTCGCGGAGGGCGCGGACGTCGGCGGAGATGCCGCCGATCGCGTCGTCCAGTCTGTCGATGGCGGTCTCTGCCATAGCATTCACCTTCATTTCTTCGATAGCGGTGTTGTTGGAGCGTTGGTCGGTGATGGCGGTGTCTTCGTAGGCCGGGAAAGGGACCACGGAGACTTCGTAGAGGGTTGCTCGGGTGACGGCGACGTCGATCCCGGTCTCGGTGCGGGTGATGGTCTGCCCGTCGTCGGCGGGCAGGAATCCGATCGACATTTGGGTGAGGGCGCCGTCGGCGATGAGCTGGCGGACGTCCCTGCCGAGCTGGGTGTCGGAGATGCGGGCGTCGATCATGAGTGCGCCATCTTCTTCGCGGGTGTCGGTTACGACGCCGATGACGTCGCGGTGCTCGGAGAAGAGCTTGACGCCGCCTTCCCGCGGGGTGAGGGCGCCGGAGTGGATAGTTTCCACGAAGCCGGGTGCTATCTCGGTGGGCGTGTCCAGGGGGACCGCCCGTGCGGTTATCTCCCAGCCGCCGCCGGTCC